AGATGCTGACTTACTCTTGATAGCTGATACTGGGAGCACTGACAGAACAGTAGAAATAGCAAAAGAATGTGGTGTTCAGACCCATAATATCTGTATCACGCCTTGGCGCTTTGACCACGCCAGAAACGCCTCTATTGCTCTTATTCCTAGAGATATAGATATTTGTATTTGTTTAGATGCCGATGAGATTATGGAGCCGGGGTGGCGGGAGGAAATTGAGCGCGTATGGACACCGGGGACAACGCATCTTCGTTATAAATTTGATTGGAGTTGCGGCATAGTTTTTTACTCAGAAAAAATCCACGCCCGCCACGGCTATTACTGGCACCATCCCTGCCACGAGCACATAAGGGCAGACCTCCGCATACAGGAGGTGTGGGCGCACACAGACTTTATGCTCATAACGCATCATCCTGACCCAAGTAAAAGTAGGGGTCATTATATGGAAACCTTGGAGCTATCAGTAAAAGAAGATCCTCACTGCCCAAGAAATGCATTTTATTATGCTCGTGAGCTCTATTTTTATGGTCGCCATCAGGATGCAATTGATGCTCTTGATCGTTACCTAAAAATGCCAGAAGCAACGTGGGTCAATGACAGATGCTATGCGATGCGGATTATGGGAGAGTGCTATCAGGCTCTTAATAACCATTATTCGGCAGAGGCCTGTTTCCACAGAGCCGCGGCAGAAGCTCCTCATACAAGAGAACCGTGGGTTTCATTAGCCAGATTATATTATGACCAAAATAAATGGCCTGAAAGTTATGGGGCCGCAATGCGGGCTCTAAGTATTACCCATAGAGAGCTGGTTTATACGACAGAAGAGGCTTCTTGGGGGTATTTGCCGCACGACTTTGCCGCTATTGCCGCGTGGAATATGGGTTTAAAGGAAATAGCTGCAGAACAGGGCCGCTTGGCGTTGGAATTAGCCCCTGAAGATGATAGACTGAAAGAGAACCTGTCTTGGTATTTAGGCGAAAAAGGCGAGTAAAATGGAACCGCAAACGATCATTAATCTTGTCGCGGGCTCAGTTTTAATGGTTGTAGGCTGGTTAGCCAGAGAATTATGGGTTGCAGTTAAAGAATTAAGGGCCGACCTTCACCGCATAGAGATAGAAATGCCGACAAATTACATTAGGCGGGACGAGTTTTCTGAAGGCATGAAAGAGATAAAAGAGATGCTGCGGCAGATCTTTGATAAAATGGACGGAAAAGCAGACAAACCTTGGGGGGGCAAATGACTTGGCCATTACAATCACAGTGCGATAGCTACTACGGCAACCCTCGCGGGCGCAACGGCAATGCCTCGGCACAATGGGAAAAGGCGAACCTGACAAGGATTTCCCCTCCTTTCAAAATGTATTTTGCTGGCAAGCCTGTAACGTCAATTTCTATCAATAAGAAATGCGCCGACAGCCTGTCTCGCGTATTCGCGGCTATCTGGGAAGCAGCAGGAAAAGACCAAAAGACAATCGACAACTGGGGCGTTTCTGTCTTTTCTGGGTCATACAACTATCGTGTTATGCGTGGGGGCGCTGTTTTGAGTATGCACGCCTATGGCTGTGCAATTGATCTAGATGCTCCCAGAAATTTCTTTCACGACCAAGATCCCCACTTTGCCCACGTCCCACAAGTCGTAAAAGCCTTCAAGGATGAGGGTTGGGTTTGGGGTGGAGATTGGTCGGGGCGAAGTAAGGACGGGATGCATTTCAAGCAGCCCGTGTAGGTTAGTCCTACAGCTACACGGGCCAAAGGTAGGAAAATCAATACCAACGGGCAGTAAGCCCGTTGCGTATCCTTAAAACTCTTGTGATGCTTACGTTGTATTTTTCTGCAACTTGTTTCAGTGATCCTTCTTCTTTTTTTATAGAATTAAATTCTTTCTCAGATATTTTTCTTCCGACCCTTGAGTGTTTATTTTTTCCTAATTCTCTTGAATTGTGAATTTGATTTGTTCTTCTATCGCACCATTCTAGATTATCGACATTATTATTATGCTTATTCCCATCCTTATGATTTACTTCTGGAAGTTTATTAGGATTAGGGATAAAATGTGTTGCCACAAGAATGTGGACATAAAAGTTTATTTTGTTTAGTCTAAGTTGCAAATAGCCTCCGGAATGAGGCTGAGGCGATCTCATGCTTGGCGGAGCGTATCTTTTGGTTTTTCCAAATTTTCTCCATCCACCAATAAATCTGACTTCGCCAGAAGTAGATACTTCATATGAAGTATGATCAGATATTTCTTTCCAGATTGTCATGCGGAGCTCCTATTGCTGCAATGCATACCATCTGTAGTTAAGAATATCAATAACTAAGAGGAGAGAATGATGGGTAGCCTTATTCAAACATACTTTGTAGCAAACTGGAAAACGACTGCGTCTGGCGTTCTGTTGGGCCTCCTTGTTGTTCTGAACTACTTTGGCATCAACATACCCGGCGTTGTTATTCCGTCAGACGTCGGCTCTCAGATTGCTATGGTCCTTGCGGCCATTGGCCTTACCTCGGCTAAAGACGCCTCAACGGTCGGCGTCCCCGGTAAATGAGTGCCGCGTTAATAGCCGCAATTGTAAGCCTCCTTGGCGGCTTTATGTCTGCGGTTGTTAACTTTTTTAACTGGCTGCACGAGCAACAGCTTGTGCAGTCAGGTATTGCACAGGCTCAATTAGAAAGCATGAAGGCGCAAGCCAATGAAGCTCAACTTGCTATCGCTGCCCGCGAAGCTGTTCGCGCTGATGTTGCCTCTAAGCCTGACAGCGTGCCAGTCAACGACCCTTTCCTCAGAGACTAGCCACGTTTCTTTCTGCGAGGCGGCTCGTGCTATATACTATTCGAGGCACGACACGGCCCCCACTAGGGCCCAGATACGCGAGCACAATGCGGTAGGCGTGGCTCTAAAGTGTGGGTGGATTAAGAAATGACGACGGGGTTAAGCTTTAACGGAAGTGACGCGGGGACGTCTAGCTACGTCGCACAAATATCGACGATGGCGGTTGTCGACCCCCTGGACGATGCTTTTGTTACGATCCTGCCTCAAATGATCACATATGCAGAAAACCGCATATATCGCGATCTAGATTTTCTCTTCACGTCTCTGTCCACTACTTCTTATTCATTAACAACCGGAAGTCGACAGCTAGATATATACATTTCTCCGACAATGACGCCTGGCCCGTTTGTCGTCCCAGAGCAAATAAACCTCATCACGCCTGCCGGACAAACGAACCCAGATCTTGGGACACGCGTCCCGCTTTTGCCGACGACAAAAGAGTTTCTTGACGCCGTTTACGGTAACTCGACAGCAACGGGACAGCCAAAATATTGGTGTCCCTTTGACGACTACACGTTCTTAGTTGGTCCTTATCCAGACAACTCTTATACGGTAGAGTTCGTTGGAACGTATCGACCTCAAAGCCTTGGCCCTAGTGCGTCCGGGGATCCTAATTATCCAGGCTATCCAAATGCGGCATACACAACGACGAACACATTCATTAGCCTGTATTTGCCTGATCTATTTATCATGGCAAGCATGATCTACATTTCTGCTTATCAGCGTAATTTCTCAAGTGCTATGGGCAATGATCCACAAATGCCTGTGACCTATGAGACACAGTATCAAGCACTCTTAAAGAGCGCTCTTGAAGAAGAGGCGCGCAAAAAGATGGAAGCTGCTGCGTGGTCTTCACAGGGCGCTTCAAGATTTGCTACCCCAACTCGCGGTTAATATTATGCAATTTAAAAAATGCAACAAATGCGGCAAAACAAAAACAATTGATATGTTTTCTATTAAGAAAGCATCAAAGGATGGCCGCATGAGTATTTGTAAAGATTGCGATGCAGCCAAAGCCAGAAAATGGCACGCAAACAATCAAGAAAAATCAAGGGCTAGGGCAAAAAAATACCGCGAAGAAAATAGAGAGCATGTTCTTCAAAAAGATAGAGATAGATATTACAACGACAAAGAAAATATTTTGAAACAAAGAGAAGAACATTATGAAAACAATAGAGAGATGATAATAGAGCGTGTCGGAAAATATCAGCGTGAAAATAGGGAGGTTAATAGAAAAGCACGCAAAAAACATTATCAAAATAACAAAACGGATTATATGGCTAGAAGCGCAACGCGCAGAGCAGCAAAACTTAATGCGACACCAGAATGGCTTAACGAAATTCATCATATTCAAATACAATGGTATTATGCTGCCGCGAAAATGATGTCAGAAACAACTGGCGTTCTTCATCATGTTGATCATATCCACCCCATACAGGGTAACGGATTTACTGGTCTTCATGTTCCTTGGAATTTAAGAGTGATTAAGGCAGAAGAAAATCTTAGTAAGGGAAATAAAATACCAGCGGAACTTTTGCATTTAATGTGGGAGGCCGCTTAATGCCGCATCAAACACTCAAGCTTATCCCTGGCGTCGATCAAAACCGCACAACGACGTTCAACGAGGCGGCGATATCTCAAACAAACCTCATACGGTTCGTCCCCGATCGCCAGGGCGTCGCGCTTGTCCAAAAGCTTGGCGGATGGACAAAGTTCTTCGCGAACTCCGTCGGAGACATTGTCCGCGCATTGTGGGCATGGGAAGACACGAACGCCAATACTTATCTAGGTCTTGGGCAGCAAAGCACGTCAGTAAATGGTAATGGGCTTTCTGTTATATTTAGCGGGAATAGGCAAGTAATTACGCCCAGGACGGATACATTAAATTATGCATTTGACGCAAGTAATGGAATAACGACACCTGCAGGATCAAGCACAATAACTATTTACGCAGTTGGCTCTAATGTCAGTGCGTATGACACCGTATACATAAAAACTCAAATAGCAGTAGACGGACTGGTGTTGTTTGGCACATACCAGTGTTTGTTTTTAGGTGTTGATCAGTTTCAAATTGTTGCAAAAGATGCGCTGGGGAACCCATTAGCGGCGACGTCAACAATAACGTCTCCAAGCGGCGCTGTCCCCGTCTTTTCTTTCTTTTCTTTTACAAGCAATCAAGCTCAAGTAAGTGTTGTATTAAATAATCACGGCTATTCAGTTGGAAGCACATTTCCAATTGTTATAAGCGGGACTTACGGGTCAGTAACATTATACGGAAACTACACAGTAAATTCAGTTAGTGACGCAAATACTTTTACGTTTATCGCCGGATCTACCGCGACAACCGCCTCTATTGTAAGCGCCAGTGTTACGTCTGGAACTGCTACCGTAATATTCAGTGGAACTTATACTTTTCACGTCGGGGATATAGTAACAGTATCGGGCACGACGACATATGACGGAACGTATACGGTAACTGCGGCGACATCTAGCAGCGTATCGTTTGCGCACGGCGCGGCGGCATCAATTGGCGCTGTAGGGACCGTGTTAAATAGCTCTGCATCTTTAAATGCAGGCAAGGCTCAATATCAATTTTATAGAACTCCGGCACCTCTTCCAACAGGCATAGGATACGGCGTCGGCGGATACGGAGCTGGCGGCTACGGCACTGGCGTTCTTCCTCCGGCGATTATTCAAGGGTCGCCAATTACTGTGAATGATTGGACGCTCGACAATTGGGGACAAATATTTGTTTCGTGTCCAGTAGGTGGCGGAATTTATACATGGCAACCAAATACTGGTGCCGTTGTCGCGTCTGTCATTGCAAATGCACCAATAGTAAATGACGGCATGTTTGTCGCAATGCCTCAACGCCAAGTTATTGCGTGGGGGTCAACATTTACCGGCATACAAGATCCGCTACTAATTAATTGGTCTGACGTTAATGATTTTACTTCCTGGATACCACAGATAACAAATCAGGCCGGCTCTTATCGTCTCCCGCGTGGGTCAAAAATTGTTGGGTGCATTCAGGGTCCGCAACAGGGACTTGTTTGGACAGACCTTGCAATTTGGGCAATGCAATACTCTGGTCCGCCATACGTCTACCAGTTTAACGAAATTGGCACTGGCTGCGGACTTATCTCGCGCAAAGCCGCCACATCAATGAATGGCGTCGTTTATTGGATGGGGCAAAGCCAGTTCTTCAAACTCGGCAATAATGGCGTAGAGATAATTAGATGCCCGATATGGGACGTTATTTTCCAGGACCTTGATCTAAATAATGTCGATAAAATTAGAATTGCCGCCAATTCACAGTTTGGTGAAATATCCTGGTATTACCCAACAACAACAGACGGTGGCGAAGTATCTAAATACGTCAAATATAATGTCACGCTTGATCAGTGGGACTTTGGAACTCTAACGAGAACGGCGTGGATTAATCAATCCGTTCTTGGTCCGCCAATTGGTGCAGGAATATCGTCTCAAAACTATTACGTTTATCAGCACGAAACATCCCCAGACGCTGACGGGGCAGTAATGCAGTCGTTCTTCCAGACTGGATATTTTGCAATGTCTGACGCTGAAGTTAAGGTCTTTGTTGATCAGGTTTGGCCTGACATGAAGTGGGGATACTATGGTCAGTCGCAGACTGCTCACGTAGAGTTATCCTTTTATACTGCCGATTACCCAACAGATACGCCAAAGGTTTATGGTCCTTATGACTTAAGCACTGCGACGACATACATAACTCCGCGTTTTCGTGCACGTCTAATGGCATTAAGAATAGACAGCTCTCCTACTGAAATCGGGACTTTCTGGCGTCTTGGTGCTATACGTTACCGCTATGAACAAGATGGGAAATTCTAGTGGCAACGCTCGACGACACCCTCACAACACAAAAGAATGGCGTCATTGCCATCAACAACCTTAATCAAACGCTGACCACGTTTCAGAAAAACTACGCCTATGCAGTCGGGCAATATACTTCTGATGGCATATCAGCGACTGGGGCAATCATATCTTTATCAGCTGGAAGACTTGTAAGTATTAACACAATTGTTGCCGGCACTGGGGCGAGCGTGTTTTATGATTACCGCACTTATCCGACGATATCCGCCGCAAGCAGTTCAGGAACAGCGACAATTGGATACAGCGGCGGTTCCACAACTACTCCTACATTTGCAGCAACAGACACGGTGATTATATCAGGCGTTGTCCCTACAGGATTTAACACTACTCCCGGATCTACTACGTCTGTCTCCGCTTCTCCCGCGCCAACGACAACTGCCTTTTCTTTCACAAATAGCACGTCTGGCACTCAGACTGTTGCCGGCACTGTGTTTAATTTGAATACGGCAAATAAAATAGCGGCGGCCCCTACAACAATTGGCACGTATCAAATTGGCGCTCAATTCTCATACGGTCTTTACGTCGTTATCGGGACTGGACAGACAATCTCCATCACTTACTCGCTTGGTTGAGGTGACACATGCCGTTACTTAAAGGATCAAGCCAGAAAACAATCAGCAAAAATATTTCTGAGATGGTCAAGGCAGGCCATCCCCAGAAACAAGCAGTAGCCGCCGCGCTTAATCAGTCTCGCCAAAGACGTGCTATGGGCGGAGAAATATCAAATAAGATCCACGTCGGCCCCATACACAGTCCGGTAGCCGGTCGCACGGACCATTTGCCAGTAAATGTTCACTCTGGGTCTTACGTCATCCCCGCGGACATTATCTCCGCAATGGGTGAAGGCAACACAATGGCGGGGTTTCGTATCGCCAATGACGTGTTTGGGACGCAGCATGTTGGCGAAGAGCCGCCAGTAGAAGTTATCGTGGCAGGGGGCGAGTATGTTATTACGCCTTTTAATGTCTCTCGTATTGGCGGTGGGGATATTGATAGAGGCCATCACACACTTGATGACTTCGTTACAGATTACCGCGCAAAAACTGTTCAGACACTGAAAAAACTTCCAGGGCCAAAACGCGACTAAGGGGGAACGATGCCGCGAAAACCTATAGAAGAGGTAAAGATAAGAGTTGGCGTGCCGCAAGATGTCGACGGCGTCATGGAATTGGCGCTTATGGTGTGCAAGGAAAACGGAATTTTTAAGCCAAATGTCGATAAGATTTTGTGGGATATTTGGATGTCGCTGCACCAAGACCACGGCCTAGTTGGCGTCATTGGAAATCCTGGGGAGATGGTTGAGGGCTTCGTTTTGCTACGCGTGGGCAATATGTGGTATTCTGACGCTCCGATAATAGAAGAAAAGACAGTTTTTGTTCATCCAAAGCACAGGGGTGCAAGCGGCGGCAGGGCAAGAAAGCTTTGCGAATTTAGCAAGCAAGTGGCGGATGAGCTTGGAATGCCTCTCATTATTGGCGTGCTATCAACACACCGGACTGAGAGCAAGGTTAAGCTTTATGAGAGAGTATTTGGCGCTCCTGCTGGTGCTTTCTTCTTATACGGCGTAAAAACTGGGGACTGGCAGACACCAGTTATAGAAGCCCAGCAATAAGCGGAGAAAATGCATGTGCGGCAAGGGTAGCCAAAGTGGTGGAGGCCAAGGGGCTCTTGGATGGGGCGGATTAGCCCCCGCGCAGCAGGCCACTACAACGGCATCTCCGCAGGCGCTTGGCTGGTATAATCAGGCAATGGGCATGGCGCAGAATGCCGTTGCCCAGCCATACCAGCAGTTTGGCACTACGCCAGAACAATTTGTCGCGCAGTTAAATCCTACCCAAACCGGCGCTATTCAAAATATTACGAATACGCAAGGCATGGCGCAGCCGTATTACAATATGGCCACTGGCGCGACAATGAATGCCTTGAACCCTGCCTACAATACGGTTGGGAACTACATGAACCCTTACATGAACCAGGTTGTCAGCCCGGTTCAGCAGGCAGTTCAACAGCAGCAAGGTCAGCAATTAGCTCAACAGCAACAACAAGCAATACAAGGCGGCGCTTTTGGCGGACAGCGTGACGCCCTTACACGTGCGACGCTTATGGGTCAGCAAAACCTTGGATTAGGCCAAGCATTGAGCCCACTGTATCAGACAGGATACGGCCAGGCCCTTCAGGCTGCTCAGAACCAACAGCAATATGGCCTTCAAGGCGCGCAGCAGCTTGGCAACATCGGGACTGCCGCGCAGCAGGCGGCGCTTGGTCAAGCTCAAGCACAATTGGGGGCAGGCACTCTTGGCCAGCAAACGCAGCAAGCTGGCATCAACGCCCTCTACAATCAGTTCCAGCAGCAGCAAATGTGGCCATACATGCAGGCGCAGTTTCTTGGCGGACTTGCCGGCGGCCTTGGCCCGCTTACTGGTCAACAGACGTATCAAGCTCAAGCTCAAAATCCATTTGGCATGTTCCTGGCTCGTGGCGGTCGCGCCAAAGGCAAGGAGCGTATGGGCGGCGCTGTAATCGATCTAACGCCAGGTAAAGATTATTACCGCGGCGGAGTTGTCGGTCGTAAGGGATACAATCTCACTGGTGCCGTAGACACGGATCCTGCCGCGTTAGCCCAAGAACAAGCCAAAATGTATGAGGACATGGACAAGGCTGAGAAGGCTCAAGCGATGCCTACCGGCCAGATCCAAGGGTCTCATGGTTTAACGCCAGGCGGCCTTGGAGGCGGGAGCGGCGCTAAACAAGGAACGTCTCTTTCTGGTTTATTAGGATTAGCAGATCAGGCCACCAAGCTTGGTAAAGACCTTGGCATTGGTAGTTTGTTTAGTGGATTAGGCTCTGCGTCTGCACCGACAACCGCTCCTGCATATGGTGTTGTGGGGGCGGCTGGAAATATGGCTGTCCCAACTATTGGAACAGCGGCAGACGCCGCAGGTTCTGGTGGGATATTAAGTTTTCTTTCATCGTTACTTCCTTTTGCTCTAAAGGACGGCGGTCGTGTCGGCTATTACGATGGCGGATTAGTTGGCCGCCGTGGGTATGAAGGCGAAGGTTTTGTTAAGCCATCAGACGACGATTTCGAGCGAAATGTAGAGCAGACATTTAAGTTTGAAGGCGGACTGAACCCAAGCGACACGAACAAAACTCCGTCTATGTATGGCATCAATCAAGCCGCGCATCCGGGTATTGATGTTAGAAACCTCACCCGCGATCAAGCAAAAGACATCTACCGCAAAGAATACTGGCAAGGCATTAATGCCGATCAGCTTCCTGAAGGCGTTCGCGGCATGGCCTACGACACTGCAGTCATGGCTGGTCCGGGACGTGCGCGTCAGTTCCTAAAGCAATCAGGCAACGATCCTGAAAAGTTCATGGCGGCACGCGAGGCGTTTCTTAATAATTTAGTTGCTCGCGATCCTGAAAAATACGGAAAATACGAAAAAGCTTGGGCAAATAGAAATGAAGCACTACGCGGCGGTGTCGGAGACGCTCTTTCTAACTTGCCGCCAAATGCAAGAAGCTATTACGCTCAGGCAAATCTTCCTGAAGAAGGGTCGACAGTAAATCTTTCAGGAGGTGTTAAGCCATCTGAAGAAGGATTTGGCCTTAACCGTCAAACAGTGGTGCCGTTGCTTTCAGGTCTTGGCGCTGCACTTGAGGGGATGGTTTCGTCTCCGACCACAAGCCTTGGCGGCGCAATGCTGAGAGGCGCGGGTGCGGGTCTTGGCGCTGGCGCTAAGTCTTACATGGATGTCGGAAAACAGATCCCAGAGATTGAGAAACTCAAGGCTGAAGTTCCAAAACTTGCCGCTGAAACTAAAGAGCGCGAGAACCTCGCGGCACGCGCTGCGGCAGAGACAAAAGAAAAACTTTCTACTCTCTACGAGAAGCAGTGGGTGCCGAATGTTGGCTGGATGGTCTACGACAAGACGCAGCCATACAAGACGCCTGTTCAGATTTCTGACGCTGATGGTAATCCAACTAAAAACGTCGACGTTAATAAAATACCAACACGCGGCGGTGGTGAAAGAATTGAAGATATTGGCAAGAAGTCTCTTCAAGAAAAGGTTCAAGGAAAAGAGCGTAAAGTTGGTGACGCCATTGACTGGCAGCCGACGCTTGCCGCACCAAAAGACACAAAGATCCCTGGCGCTCTTAACATTGCAATGAGCGGCGATCTTCCTAAGCAGCAAGAAGCGGCTAAGAAAGAAGTAGAAGGGCTTCGCACAACATCGAAGGCAGCATTTGATCAGCTCTACCGTCTCGACGAAATGGAGCATCAATTTGATCAATTGCCTAAAGAGGCAAACTTCTTAGAGCCAGGCCCTGCATCTCAAGCAAGAACAGACCTTGCCAAGACTGCAAATGAAATAACGACAATGCTTGGCGGCCAGCCTTTGTTTGATCCAAACAATGTTGCGGCGGCAGAAGCCTTGTCAAAAGACACCACGCGTCTTGGCTTTGATGTCGCCAGATCTCTTGGCCACGAGCCAGGCTTCATTGTGCAGAGCGCGGTAAAAGCAAATCCTGGCATGGAAAATAGTCCAATTGCATATAAGCGTATTAGCTCAGGCTTACGCGAGGCTGCAAAGTATCAGCAAGACCGACTTGCGTTTATGGAAGACTATGCGGCGCGCTTTGGAACGCTTACCGGCGCTGACGCAACATTCAGAAAATTTAATCCTCCAGAGAGATACGTTAATCGCGCCATCCTTGAAGCAATCGACAAGGACGACATGGGTTACTTGAAGTCTTTAACAAAAGACCAAGTAAAATCCAGTAAAGGCGAAATTGATAAAATGTATGGTAAAGGCGTCGCGACGATCCTCCTTGGAGAAAAGTAATGGCAGAGGAAGAGAAGAAGGATTTTGTCTTTTCTCCGCCAAGCTTGCGGAGAAAGGAAGCCCCAACCCCTGCATTTGTTGAGGCAGAAAGAAGCGCGACCTCTACGCCTGAATTTAAGTTCAACCCGCCATCGGCGCGTAAGCCAACGCCACCAGGATTTGGTGAAGACATTGGCAAAGGGTTTGTATCTGGGGCCGCCAAGGGCGCAGTCGGCATCCCCGGAATGCCTGGGTCTTTGGCTCAGCTGTATGATATTGCCGGCGAGTATGGCACGCGCAAACTAGCTGAGGGCGCTGAGGCTCTTGGCCTTATACCGCCAACAAAAGCAGGCCAGCCGCAAACTGCCGAGCAGTTTATGGAAGCCGGCAAGAAACTTGGCCAGGAGTTCTACAAGCCGTCTGAGCGCGAGCTCGCCGGTGAAGTAACAACGATCGGTGGCCTTCCAGTCCCGACAGCTCACGGCATGCAGCAAGCAGCAATTCGCGCCGGCATGCCTGAATATCACCCACAAACACTTCCGGGACGTGTCGCAGAAGCAACAGGCGAGCTTACTGGCGGCTCTTTGGCTGGACCTGGAGGTATTGGCACCAGACTAGCCGCAGGCGCACTGGGCGGCCTTGGTTCAGGGATTGCAGGCGAACTAACGCATGGCACAAAGTATGAGATGCCTGCCCGCCTTCTTGGCGCGCTTCCTGGCGCCGCAGGCGCGGCAGGAATTTCTAAACTTCTTGAGGCACGGGCGGCCCCCGCTGTTGCGGAGCGCGCTAGTAAAATTGCGGGACAAGTCGCACGCGAAGCTTTTGCTGAGCCTGAAAAGGCGGCGTCACGCCTAGAGACTGAGTTAACGCTACAAGGCCAGCCAGGTCGTTACGTCGAAGAAGTGCAGCCAACAACTGCGCAAGTCCTTGGCGGCGGCGAGGCAAAGGCGCTTGAGACCAGGCTGGAAGGCATGGGACGCAAGGAAGGCGAGGAGGATATTGCGCGACGCAAGGCGCAAGAGGCCAGATCGCTTGAGGCGACAACTGCCGCGGCTCCTCGTGTTCCTGGTGAAGTCGGAACGAACATTAAGCCAGTTGACATGGAGACCGCCGCCGGTCTTCCTCCGTCCTTAAACCCACAAGGCGACGCGGCAATACAGGTTAAGAATGTTGTGTCCGCCCTGGAGAAGCAAAAAGCAGAAGCAGAGAAGACCGCGTGGGCGCATCCCGGACTTCAGTCTGCCGCGATCTACAAGACAAAAACGATGAATGAGCTCGCCGACTTCATCAATTCAATGTCGCCATCAAAGCGCAAAGCTCTCGACGCTGACGCCATGTCTGTTGTTGAAGCTCTTAGCCAGACTGAAGGCAAGAACATTCCTCTCTTGCACTTCCAAGATCTTCGCTCGCAAATCCTTTCTGCGGCGCGCAGCGCTGGCGAGAAGGGTGATTATTTTACGCAGCACGCGAATAACGAAGTGGCAGCAAAGCTTGCCGAAATGCTCAACAACGAGAAGAATATTCTCTTTGGTGACAAGACGGGCGCTCAGCGTAATGCGTGGAACACGGCCCGCGCTACTACAAAAGACTACCACGATACATTTGGTCCAAAATTCCTGTCGGAACTTGTGGCTGATATGCAAGGCGGCGGCGAGCGTATCGCGGGTGAAGCTGTCTTTGACAAAATGTTTTCAGGGCCAAATGCCGCACAAAACTTGCGCATGGTCCGCGAGCTCCCTGGCGTTAACATTGACGAGCCAACAACCAATTGGGTTATTGGCAAGTTAACGAAAAACGGCACGAACTTTAATGTGACGCCTAAAGACGTCCAGAAATTTATCTCTGATCCTAAAATGGCGTCAGTGATTGACGAAATTCCTGGGTTGCGGGGAAGGGTAGAGAATATTGCGCAACGTGCGGGTGAAAGCGTCGAGGCAGCGCAAAAGCGTCAATTGACTGAAGCATTCCAGCGCGAGGCAGACAGCAATAATCCAAAGCGCTTGTCTAACTTTCTCGATAGAAACAAAGACAAGATAAAGGACATTGCCGCGGGCGATCATGACCTACAAAATTATATTGACGCCTTGCATCGTTCGTCAAAGGTCGTGTCTCAGCTTCCTCACGGCAACCTGACAAGCACGAAGACGTTAGACAAGCTTGCCAACAACAACATTATGTCGATCCTTTACGGCAGGGCGACTGGCGCAATACCTGACGTGGCCGCCGCGGCTCTTCTTGGACACATAGCTGAGGGCGTTTCTACGGCGGCAAGCGGTGCGCCCTTTGGCGCTGCCGCTGCCCGCTTCCTGGGCGTCGGCAAAGGTCTTACTGCGCCAATTGTTTCTGGCATGAACTCATTTTTATATGGGACGACAAAAGACGCCGCAATGAAGCTTCTGCAAGAGGCGATGCATGACCCTAAGCTAATGGCTCAGCTAATGCGCAAGCCGTCACCTGAGGCTTTCTCTTCTTTGTCTGGCGCAATTGCTAAGGTGGCAGAAGAAACAGGCAAGACAATTCCGCAAGTTGGTTATCCCGCCGCTATTGAGCAAGCCGGGCAGCCCCCTCGCTTACAGAGAAAAGCTGGCGGACGTATTCCGGGAGAGATGACTGCCGACATGCTCATGAAGGCTGTTGATCGATCCAGAAAGCGTATAAATGACGGCACAAAGCAGATATTAAACGCGCCTGACGAACACGTCGTTAAGGCGCTTGAAGTCGCAAACAGACACATTTGAGGATAGACAATGACTACGCAGAATAAGGGCTTGTATCAACCTACATACAATCAGACGTCGCCAACGTGGGATATTCCTCTTAATCTTAATTTTGGATATCTAGACGCATGTCTTGGTTCTGGCTTGCCGATATCTCTTACTAGCTCAGATTACACGATGTCCGCCTCTGATGTGCAAAATGCACGCGTTGATCTTAGCGGAGCAATTACTACAAATCTTAATGTTAATATTCCAAACAACACTGGCGGATTTTGGATATTCACAAACAACACGACAGACACTGGCGCTGGATACACTGTAACAGTGAAAACTGTAAGCGGAACTGGCGTTCTATTAACACGCGGCTACGCGACACTTGTTTACAGCACTGGCAATGTTAGCGTCACTGGAAATATATTTTACGCGCTTAGCGATCGTTTATCGATTGCGGGCGGCACAATGATTGGCAATCTTAACTTGCCGTCAAATGGATTAAATGTTGGCTCAGGTCAGCTGCAAGTAACAGGCGGCAACGTCACGACAAGTGGAAATATTACTGCCACAG